CAGAGAGTATGTTGGTACATTAACGAACCGACCATATGACTTTGGAGTATTTGTTGAATTTGAAAACTATTACACTGGACTAGTACACAAGTCTGAATTTGAGAACTATGACGAGGTTTGTAAGAAAATGAAGTCTGGAGATAAGCTTAATGTTTATGTTAAGGATGTTACCTCTAAAAACGGACAATACCGTATCGTGCTTACCCTAAATCCTGAACAAGTAAACAATGAGAAATTGCAATGGCAGACTCTTAGAAACAGAACCGAAAATCAAAGTTTTAGATACAGTATCAGTGAGGCCAATAATTCAATCTCTATTGATATAGACGGAGAGAATTTTGAAGTTGCCCTAAGACGTAAGGATCTTGAAAGAAACCTTAATAAGTACCCACTTGTTAAAGTATTTAAAGTTGATCCAATTAACAAACGTCTTAAGTTTGAATTCGTTGAGGAAAATATTAATTAATATTTTCCAAATCAACTCATCAAAAGTCGGTTCAGAATAAATAATACTGAATGGTCTTTCAAAACTCCTAAATACGCTTTAATAATAAAAAGTTAGTTATTAGTGATGCTAATGATAGGCTCAGTTTGTCTAAAATAAGTAGAAATAATGGTAAATAGCACACTTTTTAAAGAAAGAATAGAATATAAGCCCTTTGAGTATCCAGTTTACTACAATGAGGGCTGGTTAAAACAAGCACAAGCATTTTGGTTACACACCGAGATTTCAATGCAAGGCGACGTAAAGGACTGGAATGAAAATTTAACAAATTCTGAAAAAAACCTAGTTGGAAATATTTTGCTAGGTTTTGCACAAACTGAATGCGCGGTCTCAGACTACTGGACTGGAATGGTAACTAAATGGTTCCCAAAACACGAAATCAAGCAAATGGCTATAATGTTTGGCTCTCAGGAAACAATTCATGCCACTGCCTACTCTTATTTGAATGAAACACTAGGCCTTGAAGATTTTAAGGCCTTTTTACATGAACCGGCAACTGCAGCTAAATTTGAATTTTTAGTAGAAACCAAAGCTGAATATACTCATGAAGACTTATTAAATTCTGCAGATGTTCGTAAGGACGTTGCTCGTTCGCTTGCAATCTTTTCGGCTTTTGCAGAAGGAGTTTCTCTCTATTCTTCATTTGCTGTGCTGTATTCATTCCAGATGCGCAATTTTCTTAAAGGAATTGGTCAACAGATGAAATGGTCAGTGCGTGATGAATCTTTACATTCTAAAATGGGATGCCAATTATTTAGACACATGTGCGAAGAATATCCTGAATTAAAGGATGCAGTTCAGGTGATGGTAGAAGAAGCAGCAAATCTTATGGTTGAGATGGAGCTTAAATTTATTGATAAAATGTTTGAAATGGGAGACCTTGAAAACTTAAAGGCAGTCGATTTAAAAGAGTTTATCAAAAAAAGAGCAAACGAAAAACTTAACGAATTAGGATATGAATCTATTTTTCACTATGACGACGAAAAAGCATCAAATTTAGATTGGTTCTATCATCTAACTGGCGGACATACTCATACTGATTTCTTTGCAATTAGGTCGACTGACTATTCTAAAGCTGGAGAAAACGAAGACTGGGACGAAGATTCACTTTTTAGTTAAACAAAGAAAAAACAATATAATGGAAGAAAATGAAATAAATCTAAATCATGGAGCAGAATTAGGCTGGGAAATAGGAGTGCATTTCCCAGTTTGGGCCAATACTGAAGTTTACGTAAAAACTGTGTCGAAAGGTTATCTCTTAAAAGGTGAAACCCCAAAGGATGCATATTGGAGAGTTTCAACAACTGTTGCCAAGCGTTTAGGAAAACCTGAAATGGCCTCCAAGTTTTTTGATTATATGTGGAAAGGTTGGTTAAATCTAGCTACTCCAGTATTTTCAAACACTGGAACTGAGAGAGGTCTTCCTATTTCTTGTTTTGGAATCGATGTTGCAGATTCAATTGCAGATATTGGCGGTAAAAACTTAGAGATGATGCTTCTTGCTAAACATGGAGGTGGCGTAGGAATCGGAGTAAATCAAATTCGACCTGCTGGATCAAAAATATCACAAAATGGTACGTCAGATGGAGTAGTTCCTTTCTGTAAAATCTACGATTCCGCCGTCCTGGCTACTAACCAAGGCAGCGTTCGTCGCGGTGCAGCTTCAGTAAATATTGATATTGAACATGGAGATTTTTGGGATTGGATAGAGATCAGAGAGCCGAAAGGTGATGTAAATCGTCAATGTTTAAATGTTCATCAATGTGTTGTCGTATCAGATACTTTCATGGATAAACTTGAACAAGGAGATAAAGATGCACGTAAACGTTGGACCGCTGTCCTGAGAAAACGTAAGTCCACTGGCGAGCCTTATATCATGTATAAAGGAAATATTAATCGTCAAAATCCAGAGGCCTACAAGAAAAATGGGTTAAAGGTGTACATGACAAATATCTGTTCTGAAATAACTCTTCATACTGATGAAAACCACTCATTTGTATGTTGTCTCTCTTCCCTAAATCTTGCAAAATACGATGAATGGAAAGATACTGACTTGATCTATACTGCAACGTGGTTCTTAGATGGAGTTCTTGAAGAGTTTATCCAACGTGCTAAATATATGAGAGGTTTTGAAAACTCTATTCGTTCTGCTGAAAAAGGTAGAGCTTTAGGTTTAGGCGTTTTAGGATGGCATACTTATTTACAAGACAAGAATATTCCATTTGATTCGATGCCAGCTCAATTTGAGACCAGAAAAATATTTTCGCAATTAAAAATTGAAAGCGAACGCGCTAGCCGCGATATGGCTAGAGAATATGGAGAGCCGCTATGGTGTTCTGGTACAGGTATGAGAAATACCCATCTTCGTGCAATAGCGCCAACTGTTTCTAATTCAAAACTTTCAGGCAATGTATCTGCCGGTATCGAGCCTTGGGCAGCTAATGTATTTACAGAACAAACTGCAAAAGGTACTTTTATTCGTAAAAATCCTACTTTAGAACGAGCTCTTGAAAAAATAGGACATAATACTAAAGAAGCTTGGGACCAAATCTTAGCAGATGGAGGATCAGTGCAGGGTCTTGCGGTTATGGATAACTATCGAGTAAAATTAGGAGAAGCGACTAACCCAATTACTTTAAATAAATTTTCAAAGCTTCCTGAACACGAACAAACCTTGTATATTCCTCTAAAGGACGTATATTTAACATTTAAGGAAATTAATCAACTTGAACTGGTTCGTCAAGCCGGAATCAGACAACAATATATTGACCAAGCAGTATCACTTAATCTTGCTTTCCCTACTGAAGCTGAGCCTAAATTTATCAATCAGGTTCATCTAGAAGCATATCAAGCAGGAGTTAAAACTCTCTATTATATGAGAACAGAATCTGTGCTTCGTGGAGATATTGCAGCTAGAGCAACCCAAGATTGCCTTGCATGTGACGGATAGCCTTTACCTAAACTACTAATTAGATAAGCAGCAATATTCGTATTGCTGCTTTTTTGTTTAGATAAATAATACAGACTAAATAGTAATCATCCAATATGAAAAAACACATAAAACCATACTCAGCATTTGTTCTTGAACAAGACATGGGTCTAGGCGTGCCTGCTCCAGGTATGCCAGCCGCAGGTGCAGTAAAAAAGGAAAAACCTTTACTTTTCATCTTTATTGATGATTTAGAAACAGACGGTACCCATATGCGTCGTTATCCAGATGGAAGCAAATCAATTGATTTTCCTTCATATTCAGTTACCCCTACTGAGATCGAAGATTGGGCAAAGAAAAATATCCTAGTCAACGATAACAATAAACTAACTGATACCGTCTTAGATCTTCGCAGAAAGAATTTAGTTAATATTGTCAAAGGTGATAAAGTAAATATCTCAGACGAAGATATTCCATTTATTGAAAAACTAAGACAAGCATTATCTACTGATATTTTCGGTAAAAGAGAGCCAGACGTAAATGTAATTTTCACAAAAGGCGGACTTCCGACAACTGAAGAAATAAGTGTTACTTTCATAAAATATAAAAAGTAATGTTAAAGTCATTTTCCCAATTTATTAACGAATCCGAAAATACTCGAGAAGATTTTATTAAGGACCTTGCTCTAAAACTTTCACAAAAGATTCGTGCAACTAGATCTGCTGAATCTGAAGACTATGAAACAGCTAGCGGAATGGAGTTTAAAGAACCATTTGAATTTGATTTAACACTTGAATTTAGAAGAGATTCTAGATTTGAACCTAAGGTAGATTCTCATTTTCATGGATTACCATGGGAAAATATTAATTACGGAAAGGACGGTTATGCAATTGATGCAAATACCATAGTAAATAATAGAGGACTATCGATTCCTAAGATTATAATTACAGTAGTCCTTAATCCAAATGAAGAACCTCATCTATATAGTAAATTATATGCACGAATCGTTGACATTTTAACACACGAATTAAACCACGTAGAACAAATAGGTTTAGAAACGGACCCATTTACTGAAAATCCATCGTCTAAAGAAGAACGTGAAGCGGCAAAGAGAAACTTTAAGTACTTTTTAATGAAAGACGAAATGGAATCGATGATCGAGGGTATGGAAGCTAGATCCAAGGTGCTAGATATTCCACTAGACTATGTTTTTACTGATTACTTAAGTACATTTGTTCAATCTAAGTACATTACACCAGAAGAATACTCTCAAGTTATGCAGCAATGGGTAAAATATGCGCTGGAGAGATACCCAGATGCCTCTTTTTCTAAAAATGTTGATAAAATAGTGAATTCGATATAAAACTTACCAATTTTTGCAAGTATAATATATCAAAAATTATCAACATGAATCAATTTGAAAAACTTAAGGAAGAAGTAGCAGCAACACAAGCAGCGATCTTTGATCCAATTAATGCACTTCTTGCTTCAGCGGAAGAAGATGCTCAAAAGTACTATGGCAAAGGCGTTCGTAGCGCTGGAAATCGTCTTAAGAAGAAAATGCAAGAGATCAGAAAAACAATTAAACATCCTGCAGTTAAGACTCAGATGACTGGAATCCAAAATTCTGCAAAAGACTTACGCCAAACTTTAGTTGAAGAAAGTAAAGTTAAAGCATAATCTTCATCTTATACAAAATTCTTAAAATGCCTCTTTTTGAGGCATTTTTTGTTTTTTCTTAAAACTTTATTAAAACCGCTAGTAAAAGAACTTACAAATAATAACTTACATTATGACAGATTTTTTTGATCTACCAGATGACGCGATCTCAAAAGGGAAGAACGCGCAAAAAACAAAGAAAAGCGATCCGCACGTTTACGATCCGGATCCTAATGCACACAACGGTTCCTATAAGTCAGTCTTTAGGTTCTTGCCGTATGTTTTCGATAAGAAAAAGAGCAAGTACACTAAATATTCGGCTAAATTCTGGAACCCATTAACTAAGGAGGCATTGATTATCGACTGTCCATCTAATGTGGAACAGCCATCAATCCTTTGGACAATTGAATCAACTTTACGTGGTCTTAAAAAAGAAGAGCCTGAGTTAGTTGAAGAAATCGGAAAAAATTTCTCAAGATGGTATACGCATCATTCAGCAGTATACATCAAGAAAGATCCACAACGCTCTGATCTTGAAGGATCAATCAAAATCTTCAAATTCAGAAATCAAATTGATCAAGTTATCGATCAGCAGATGAATCCTGAGGAACTTGATGGATTAGATGGCGTTAAGAAAATCAATCCATACCATTTATTAGAAGGAAAAGATTTCCTTTGCGTAGTTGGTAAGAAAACAAAAGACTTTAGAGATTGGTCTAAGTGTAAATTCATGGATGAAGTAACTCCATTTGTTTTCAAAATCGGAGATACCTCAGTTCAAGTTAAGAACGATGAAAAAGCAATAAAGCTTGTAAACGAATTCTTAACTAAGAATACTCCAAAAATGGACGAGTACTTCCACCAAGAATGGACTGAGGAAACTTACGAAAAAGTTGCAGAAGCAGTACTTGCGGCAATTCCTCAAAGACAAATTTTGGAAATGATCCTCGGAAAGAGTAAAGATCAAAAGATGAACGATCTTATTCGTGGAAAAATGAAGCCTGGAAAAACAAACAATCCAACTAAACAAAATGATGATTTAGAATTTGGATTAGACGCGCCAGCTGCTCCAGCAAAAACTAAAGACGCTGCTCCATTAGCTACTGAACCTGCTGATGAGTACGATGATTTATTCAAAGATCTATAAAAAATAATATTATTATGTCAGAACAAACATTAGAACAGACAGAAGCACAAACTGAAGTTGGCAAAACTGAAGAAACTATTTCTCCAGAGCAAGCTGAACAGTTAAAAAAGAATGTACTATTTGGTACTATTGCTTATAAGGACGACGAGTCTTACGAATCTTTCTTACAAAAGATGAATCTTGGTCAAGCGCTATTTGTATTGGTTGCATCCGCAAACCTTGCACAAGCGAAAGGCTCATTTAACATCTTAGAATCAGAAGTTCTTTCAACTGCAATTCGTATAATTCGTAAAAACTCTACTCCAGCACAGGAGAATAGTGAAAATGGTGAACCCGTAAAAGACTAAAATATAAATGGACTTAATTGTTGATGGAAATGCCTTTATAAATGTTGCAATCAGTGTGGCTAAGTCACAAGCAGCAAAGGACAAGAGGACTGACGAAGCGTATTATGTCAACGATCTATTTAATGACGGTGGGTTTATTCTTAAAGAACACATTAGAACTTCTTTTAGAAATTTCTGCTTTACTTATTTTAATTCACTAATTGCACCTATCGGGTCTTCACTCGATAGCGTGCATTTTGTGTTTGACTCAAAGAGTTGGAGAAAAGAATACATTTCTTCTTTCTTTGAAAGATCAGATTTTAAAACTACTTCTGCCCCAACCGAGTTTAAATACAAAGGAACTCGAAAATACGACGACCATCACTATCTCTTCTTTGATTACTTTCAACAGGTAATTATTCCTGCGCTAAACGAAAAGTGTGGAGTAAACCATTACCGTTTTAAAGGAACTGAAGGCGACGATATTATTGCATACTTATGCGAAAAGTTATCGACCGATATCCTAATTTATTCTGTCGATCAAGACTTAAAACAGTTAGTCGGGACTCCAAATAAAAACGTAATGCTAATCGTTCCAAAGCAGATGAGTAAAACAAAGAAAATCTTTGTTCCTCCTACTTTGATTCCCGAAATGGCAGAGGAAGAAGAAGAGGACTTCTTTTCCCTAAACGAATCACACATTACTGGTTCAAGTGTTGATAAGATCATCAAGGCTTTTAAAAATAAAGACTATGCTGAACTTCCTGTGGATCTTACTGATGATGTACTTAGTAAAATTCTATTGGGTGATAAATCTGATAACATTCCAAAACTAGTAAATATTACTCCATCTAAAGCTAAAAAGATTATTTCAAATCTTCAGCAAAAGTATGGAGACTCATTAATTTCTCTATTAGATGAATTAAATGAT